GTTTAACAGTTCATTTAAATACTTATTCAATGCAATCTCTATCCACCGAATGGAAAGTTGTCCACCAAATGTAACGGCCTCTGCAATCCGAATGTCATAAAATCTGAAATACTGATTACCAATTGCTCCATAAGCAGAGTTGAGTGCAATCTTGAGTGCCATCTGTTTGTTATGCAAAGAGGCAATTTGATTTTTATATTTGGGGTCTTTTGTATCTTCATATTTTTGTTGAGTCTTTAACATCTCCTTTTTAGTTGCCTTACGATCAGTATACATTTCTGACAACATTTCAGGTAGGAAACCATATTTGGTACAATCAAACAATGCTCCATTCGGAGTTATTGTCTCTTTCTTTTCCTTGAGAAAAGAAGTATCAAACTCCTGTGATAACATTTTATCAACAGTAGGCACCGTTCTATGCATCCCCTTGATAGTCTCAGGAGAAATATTATAGTTCATGATCAAATGTGGATACAATGAGTTCAAGTCAAAACTAACAACCCACTTATGGAGTCCCACTTGTGGGTCTTTAACATAAGCACCAGAAAACATATCACTTTTTTCACTTCTAACAATTTGGGGAATCTGTATGTTTCTATCTCTTAAATAATTGTAAATAATTACATCCCACATTCTTACTTGAGAAAATACATCTGTATAATTACACTTTGCACTATACGCCATAGTCATGATCAAGTCAATCAATTTCATTCTATCCTCAAGCCGGTCTACTATCTCCACATCTTGAATATTATAATCAATGAATGATTGAAAATCTTTGGTGTACCACTCACGAAATGTATCGTATGGGTTTGGGTCTTTACGTTCACCTAGTTCAACAAATGCAATATGGTCTAATCGATAACTCTCTTGTGATGAATATGTGAACTTCCTATACAGGTCAAGATAATCCAACTGCTCCAGACCAAACACATTATAACAAATATGTTCCTTACCTTGAATGTACACACTATCCTTAAACACCGTTTTCCAAACAGATAATCGTTTAACTTCTTTTTCACCTAAAAGATATTTAATACGATGAACCACATAAGGTAAGTCATAAAATTTAGAGTTCCATCCTGTAATAACATCTGGCTTATGTGTTTCCCAAAATTTAAGGAATTTCTCTAATAATTCTATTTCAGAAACACATTTAACATAATGTACATCTTCTCGACTATTGGTATAGTCTCCCACACCAAATACCACTATTTGTTTTGATTGATGATTCTTAACTGTGATGGAAAGAAGTTCTTCTATAGAATCTTCTACTTTGGGAAAACCATTTTCAGAAGCTACCTCAATATCAATAGTCACAACTAGAATATCCTCCATCTTCCAGTTAATGTCACTTCTCCAAGTATCAGAAATATACTGGAAATTATAGCGAGTCATGCCATAGATTAAATTTTGTTGTTCGGAATATTGTGAGGCGAATTCTTTTGCGTGCTTGATGGATTCCTGCTTAACAGGAGCAAGACTCCTTCCATCAAGTGTTTTGTATTGAGTTTCTTTTTGTACTGGAACAAAAAGAGTTGGTTGAAATTTATTACGGGCAGTTATACGCTCTCCGTTATTAACTCCACGAATGAGAATACTATTGCCGTAACTAATTACATTTGTGTAATAATCCATAATATAGCTATTATACTACAGAAAAACGAAAATGTCAAGTTTTATTTATCCGTTTAACTGTACGTTTGAAAGTATAATTCCAGAGCCAAATTTTGAATTCCATGCATCTCTGGCTGCATCTACTGGCTGAGTTATACAAATAACCCAATCCATTTTAACGGTCACGTTGTCATGTTTTGCAAAGGGGGGCCAAGGTGTGAATCCTATACCTTGATCTGTGGGCATTAACTGGCAAGGATTGGATATAATAACATCACCACTTATAACTGTTACATCACCAATTAGTTCCTCGCCGGATTTCAATTTAACCAAGCGAATATCACTCATCTTTCTTTTTACCAATATTATATTTTTGTTCAAGTATCCAATCGTTCTTTTCTGTAAACGACAATACCTTAATTTGACTCAATGGGGCTTTAGGTTCTGCTTCACTTACTAAACCAACTAAACCCCAATCACCTAATAGTCCAGCGATAGTATTCCTTCGCTCTATATCATTTTCTGTAAGGCTTGACTTTTTTCCATCTAATACAAAAAGTTCTTTAAAATGGACAATGTAATATTTGCCTTTCTTATGAAGTAAATGACAAGACTGCCACAACTTCTTTTCTCTGCGAGATGCAACACCAATTCGTGACAAAGTTTCCCTAACCTTTAAGAAATCATCAGGCTCCTTCAGGGTCACTTCTAACATATCATTTGATGTCCAATTTAAATCTTCATTCATTTTCCACCTTTATCTAATTTGGTTTCCATATAGGATATATCCTCATCCGTGAGAACATTCAGAACTTCTTTTGCTCTCTGATCACTATATCCAAAATATTCTTTAATAGTTTCTAAATTATTAATTTTAGAAGTTTTAAGCCAAGGAGCGAAACGCTTCCTTGTTCTTATACTATTTAGGAGAAATTGAAACTGAAGTTTGTTGTCTAACCCATTGTAAATATTCATTTCATTTACTAACAGGATAGTGTCTGAGAAGGGATAAAGGCAACGATTTGTTATAAATGGGGAATATTTTTTCTCCCACATCACATCTTCTGAGTCCATCAATGGTTCTTTAGATTGATTGATAGCTTTCAGATATTCTTTCAATTCATACATTATATAATGTGTAGGTAGTAGTTAATTCTTCATCTTTTTCTATATCTCTACTAGTAACTAGAGAATAATAAGTAATTACTGATTCTTCTGGAGATTCTTGTTTATAACAATTAGACTCTTCACTATGATTGATAAACCCACCTACTGGTGTACGAATATGCCCTCCATCAAAGCCTGGAGCATAAACATGAGAAACACCTAAATGTATTCCTTTTTTAATAGGTGTTTTTGCAAATAGTCCTACTCCATGAATTGAGGAATTTCTAATTTCTACTGAATCTGGTAATGGTTTGTACATAATACTATTTATTCAATATGTTCAAAATATGGTAATGTTTCTTTTAATGTATTGCATTCACTAATTTGTTTTATATAATGTGATCTGTAAGCTTCTTTCCACCTATATCTATAATCCTTAATCTTTCCAATTCTTGGTCTTTCAATTTCACTTTTAAGATAAACATATTTTGGATATTTGTCCATTAATTTTTTATGTTCTTCATTATGTAGTTTTGCATCTCTCCACTCAGAACATCCACCTTCTTGCCACCATTTGGGCTGAATACAAAATAATTCACTTCTTCTGATCTTATATCCTCTCAATAAAAATTCAAGAGACATCATACTATCTTCACCCACCTCAACAAATGTCCAATTTATCTTATCAGCAAATTTAGATACTTCTGCACCATTTATCATGTATCCAGTATATACATCTGTAAAATCAGTATAGAAACGCCAACTTGGTGGTAAAAACGCACTTCTATATCCTATTTGAATTATATTTTGATTATCCATCCAAGTGTTAAAAATTTCAACCATTTCATCAAAATCTTCTTCAGACATTGGCCTTTTTGTATGTTTTTGTGGAAGCCCATGATCTTTCATATCAGAATCAAATAGAGCCCACTCCCAATTCTCCTTCATTAAAAATTTAATATTTCTACGATAAAACTGTACATCATCATCAAATATAAAAAATCTAGATTTACCAGCATGATCAATAATCTTTTTTCTTGTTTTTGCAATTCCAATACCATCATCTACAATTAGATACTCTACATCAAGTTTATGTTGGGGCCGTTCATGTCTTTGAACAACAAGAATAGCATTTTCTTTGTATTTGTCTGGTAAGGAATTGAAAGTTATTTGTTCATCTACTCTTCTAAATGTAGGGATATATATTTTTTCAACCATTCAAATCCTCTACTGTAAAAAAAGTAGGTACTTTAGTGTTTTTTTCTGGATTAAATATCACAATTTGAAGATTTTTAATTGCTAGTCCAAGAAGTTTTTTCAAATC